CCCACCCACGGGGCACCCACCGGATCAAGTGAAAAAGTTCCTGGACCCCCTTACTTACTAATCCGCACATTAGGTACTTAATTTTAAAAAACGCACCCAATAAACCTAATTAGATCAATGACTTACCCCCACCCCCTATTTCCTGTGCCTATCTTGTTTGCACCCCACCCCCCTGTTTCACGTGAAACACCCCTTGTCAAGGGACTGAAACCCCCTATTTGATTTCTGGAACACTTTTTTTGATTTCTGGAACACTAGGGACTGAAACACCCTATTTCGATCCCTATTCGGCCTGGGAAAGAAAGTTTTGCTAATTGAGTTGCTTACTAAAAAAACTTTCTTATACCCACCCCCCACCCATCTTGCTTGCACTTTAACTGGCGATGGCCTAAACTCCGCAAAACCAGTACTCTCAGGTACTTGCGCGAATGGCTTTAGTGACACCCAGCAAAGAACACCCTATCCCCTATGATTTAACGGACGAAACGCCGACTACGCTGTTGGACGAATTGACTGTTGCGGGGAACACGGCGGAAGTTCAAGTTGCTTTGGGCGCTACGTTAGAGTTGACGGCTAAAGATGAGGCTCACGAGAAGGCTTTATTGAACGCTGTCACCAAGAATCGCAAGGTTTCCAACTTAAAATCCCCCACTACCGCGTATGCGGCAGCTTCGTTCCTACGCACTTACGGCCAACAACTGGCATTTGATGCGGCTCAGGCTCGTGGAGCTATAACTAATAAGCTTATGGAGATTGCTGACTGTGGTGACACACGGTATGAGCTTAAGGCATTGGAATTGCTAGGGAAACACAGCGACATTGGGATATTTACTGAGCGCAGTGAGCTAACTATTAAGTACCAGAACCCCGCTGATTTGGAAGAAGCGATAAAGGAGCGGGTTAAGCGATTGCTTAATGCTAATTTGGTAGATGTTGCTCCTTTAAATGCGGATTTGGACGAGGAGTTGGGTGTATTTACTGAGGAGGCAATTGTAGATGCCGAGCCATAATGCCTTGGGGGAAATAAATTTACGGGACATACCGAGTATTTTGCCGATGTTGTCCCAGGCAGAGCAAGAGATACTGCTGGCGGAACTGGATCACTTAGAAGAACTTAAGAAACGAGATTTGTTGCAAGAAAGATTTATGCCTTTTGTAGAAGAGGTGTGGCCTACATTCATAGCGGGGAGGCATCATGGCAGAATGGCTTCGGCGTTTGAGAGGGTGGCTAATGGTACTTGTAAGAGGCTTATTATTAATATGCCTCCTCGTCATACTAAGTCTGAGTTTGCTTCTTACTTATTGCCTGCATGGTTTCTGGGTAAATATCCGCATAAGAAAGTAATCCAAACTTCTCACACGGCGGAGTTAGCAGTGGGGTTTGGTCGTAAGGTTCGTAACCTTGTGGACAAGGACATATACACTAAGGTGTTTCCTGGGCTGGGGTTACAGAGTGACTCAAAGGCAGCGGGGCGATGGAACACCAGTAAGGGCGGGGACTACTTCGCTATTGGTGTGGGCGGAGCGGTTACTGGTAAGGGCGCGGATTTGCTCATTATTGATGACCCGCACTCGGAACAAGAGGCAGCTCTGGCAGAGACAAGTCCAGAGATATACGACAAGACATACGAGTGGTACACGTCAGGTCCACGGCAGAGACTACAACCTGGTGGGGCCATAGTTATTGTAATGACGCGGTGGTCGCAGCGAGATTTGACTGCTCAAGTATTGAAGTCCGCTGCACAGCGGGGCGGCGAAGAGTGGGAAGTTATTGAATTTCCTGCAATTATGCCATCAGGTAAGCCCTTGTGGCCGGAGTTTTGGCCCCCGGAAGAACTAGCAGCTTTGAAAGAAGAATTGCCTAGTAGTAAGTGGATGGCGCAGTACCAGCAGAATCCCACGGCAGAGGCTTCGGCTATTGTTAAACGTGAGTGGTGGAAGGTGTGGGAAGAAAAAGAACCCCCACCGTGTGACTTTATTTTAATGTCTTGGGATACGGCGTTTGAGAAAACGCAACGCGCAGACTATTCGGCGCTTACCACTTGGGGAGTATTTTATCACCCAGATGATTCGGGGGTTACTCAGGCAAATATCATTCTGCTAAATGCTTACAGAGAGCGAATGGAGTTCCCCAGGCTTAAACAAGTTGCTATTGAAGAGTACAAGGAATGGCAACCGGACTCTATAATTATTGAGAAGAAGGCATCGGGTGCGCCGTTGATATATGAGATGCGTGCGATGGGGATACCGGTGCAGGAGTTTACTCCTACAAAGGGTAATGACAAGATAGCTAGATTAAATGCAGTATCAGACTTATTTGCTTCTGGTATGGTGTGGATGCCCAATACTAGTTGGGCAGAAGAAGTGGTTGACGAGGTTGCCAGTTTTCCAGCGGGAGAGCATGATGACTATGTGGACTCAACCTCTATGGCTTTAATGCGCTTCCGACGTGGGGGCTTTGTAAGATTACCGTCTGACCAAGCCGAGGAGCAACTATACTCTCGGCGTAGGAAAGGGGGATTTTACTAATGCTTGAAGTTGAAGACGGGGAACTTTCAGGATGGCAAGCCATAGTAGCTAAGCGTTTGTCTATCTGTTCCGAATGTCCACGGCTTATTAAGCCAGTACAACTATGTAAAGAGTGTGGGTGTTTTATGCCCGCTAAAGTTTGGTTACTGGATTCCTGGTGCCCACTAGAGAAATGGGGCCAAGAGGAATTAGCAGAGGAAGACTAATGGCAATTGAGCGCAGTTTATACAGTATGCCAGAAGGCATGGAAGACGTTGAGGAAGCTCTAGAGATAGAGATTGAAGCTCCTGATATAAACATGTTGGAGGATGGCAGTGTTGAGATAACGCTGATATCAGACCGTGTGGATGACGACATTGAAAATGCACCGTTCGATGCTAACTTAGCCGACTACATGGAGGACGGCCAACTTACGGAGTTGTCCTCAGAATTAGTGGCTGAAGTAGAAACAGATACCCAGAGCCGCAAAGAATGGACGGACACGTATGTTAAGGGTATGCAAGTGCTTGGCTTTAATTACGAGAATCGTACTGAGCCTTGGCAGAATGCTTGTGGTGTATACAGTACCGTTCTAGCAGAAGCGGCCATCCGTTTCCAAGCAGAAGCTATGAGCGAGACTTTCCCCGCTGGCGGCCCTGTTAAAACACAGATTTTGGGTGAGATTACCCGTGAGAAAGAAGATGCAGCCCTGCGTGTCGAAACAGACATGAACTATGAGCTGACAGACGTGATGTCTGAGTACAGGCCAGAGCACGAGCGTATGCTCTACAGCCTAGGATTAGCCGGTTCCGCCTTTAAAAAGGTGTACTTTGACCCTAATTTAGACCGTCAGGTAGCTCTGTACATACCTGCCGAGGACATGGTTGTGCCTTACGGCGCGTCTAATTTGGAAACCGCAGAGCGGGTTACGCACATCATGCGTAAAACCAAGAACGATGTGACCAAACTGCAAGACGCAGGGTTCTATAGGAACGTAGAACTAGGCGATCCGGTTAGTTTTACTACAGATATTGAAGAGCAGAAGGCCAAAGAAAGCGGTTTCTCTATAAATGATGACAACCGTTACACGTTATACGAGATTCACGCCGACTTAATCCTTGATGAGATAGATCAGCCAGAGCGAGAACGTCCTCGCGGTATGGGGTTAGCCCGTGGAGAGGACAGAAAGGAAGGCGAGGCACTACAAATAGCCCTACCTTATGTAGTAACTATAGAACAAGGCACTGGAACAGTGCTGGCAGTACGTAGAAACTGGAATCCTGACGATCCGTTGAAGCTAAAGCGTCAACATTTTGTCCATTATGTGTACGTTCCGGGGTTTGGTTTCTATGGTCTTGGTTTAATTCACATTATTGGAGGCTATGCACGCGCAGGAACCTCTATAATCCGTCAATTAGTTGACGCGGGTACCCTTTCTAACCTACCCGGTGGCCTAAAATCACGTGGATTACGGGTAAAAGGAGACGATACTCCCATTGGACCAGGTGAATTCCGTGATGTTGACGTACCTAGTGGGTCAATACGCGAGAATATCCTGCCATTACCCTATAAAGAGCCTAGTCAGACACTATTGGCTCTATTGGACAAGATCACTGAAGAAGGCCGTAGATTAGGCGCTATATCAGACATGAACATCTCCGATATGAGTGCAAACGCACCTGTCGGCACAACATTAGCTCTACTTGAGCGTACCTTAAAGCCAATGGCAGCGGTGCAATCCCGTGTTCACTACGCCATGAAGCAGGAATTTAAACTTCTGCGGGCAATTATGTCTGAGTACGCGCCCGTAGAGTACACGTACATGCCTGATCGTGGAGAGCAACGTGCTCGTCAAGGTGACTATGCCACGGTGGAAGTAATTCCTGTCAGTGATCCCAATAGCAGCACGATGGCACAGAGAGTTGTGCAGTATCAGACTGTTATGCAAATGGCACAGGCTGCCCCACAGATATACGACCTACCACAACTACATCGGCAGATGATTGAGGTGATAGGAATTAAGAACGCAGACAAGCTAGTGCCTACAGACGATGATATGACTCCAGTTGATCCAGTTAGCGAGAATATGGATGCGCTTACGAGCACACCAATAAAAGCGTTCATGTACCAGGATCACCAAGCTCATATTTCGGCGCACCAAGCTTTTATACAAGACCCGATGATTGCTCAAACGATTGGGCAGAACCCTTTAGCTAACCAAATTATGGGGGAGTTACAGGCCCACATAGCAGAGCATACGGCCTTCTTATACCGACGACAGATAGAGGAACGTATAGGAGCCCCCCTTCCTCCACCTAATGAGGAACTCTCAGAAGAAGTAGAAATACAACTTGCTCAGTTGCAGGCAACGGCGGCTATCCAACTTACTGAAGCGCATACACAACAGCAAGCTACTCAGCAAGCTGAGCAACAAGCTCAAGATCCAATCATGCAAATGCGACAAGAAGAACTTCGTTTGAAAGGGGAAGAGCAAGAACGTAAAGCTTTGAAAGACGCGGCAGACGTAGCTCTTGATCAAGCTCGACTAGGGTTAGATAAAGAGAAAGCAAACTCTACGGCAACTTTGGAAGCTAATAGAATAGCTTCGCAGAATCAGCAGTCTGAAGCCAAGAATGATGTGGCTGAGGCTAAGGTTATCCTAGATACCATAAAGGCTAGGGCTGAAGACAAACGCACCAGGGACGAGGCTGACCGCGATAACCGAGAGGACAGGTAATATGGAAAACGCTAAACACTACAAAAGAAACGGAACTTTGTTTACAGGTAATTCACACAAGATGCCGGATGGCTCTTTGCACAGTGGGAAAACTCATACTAAAGGTAGTGTGAAGCTATTCCACTTAAACGACTTGTCGG